CTTTAAAAATTCTCCGGGGGTGATATTTTGGGATTCTTAATGATATTTTCCCGGTGCTTTTGATGAGGGTACTATGGCTTTTGGACCTAGAGATGCCCCTGATTTACCAGGAATCAGCTCCAAAACAAAAATGTGGAACTCCAGCTATAACCACAGTCTCCTTTCTCTCACGAAAGTCATGGTATTCTCATCAAAAGCATCTAGAAACTATACTAATTCTATATTTAAACAAGGAGAAACAGGAGGCAAACACATATGAAACGGACCACAATGTCTGCAGATCAGTACTCAGACAGCCCTGCCGCAACTTCTGAAGCCAGAAAACTTCAAATGGCAGCCAAAGCTGAGCGACTTGCAGAGAAAAAGCTGGAGGACGGAACCGCTTCATCTCAGTTAATCATCTATATTCTCAATCAAACGAGCCAAAAAGAGGAACTTGAGAAGAAACAACGCGAAGCTGACATAGCACTTAAGCAAGCTAAGGTTGATGCGATCAAATCCTCTTCTGAAATTAAAGACATGTTTGAAGAAGCCATGCGAATGTTCAAGACTTACCACGGAGACGAAGAGGATGCCTAGGACTTATAGTGAACTGATCCAGATTCCGACATTCCTTGATAGATACAAGTACTTACGAATCGGTGGAAGAGTCGGTGAAGAGACATTTGGCTATGACAGATATTTGAATCAGGCATTCTATCAATCCTATGAATGGCGCCGTCTCCGTCACGAGATTATTGTGAGGGACATGGGCTGCGATCTTGCATTCGAAGGCCGTGAGATCTTTGACAGAATCCTAATTCACCATATGAATCCAATAACAGCAGAAGATATTCTCAGGCATTCAGACGATGTTTTGAATCCTGAGTTTTTAATTTGTACATCTAAGTTAACACACGATGCAATCCATTACGGCGATGATAGCATTCTCTATCGTGATCCGGTTGAAAGAAAGGCGGGTGACACATGCCCATGGCGATGAATAATGATTACTTAGCCCACTACGGCATCCTAGGAATGCATTGGGGAGTCCGTAGATTCCAGCCGTATCCTAAAGGTTATAGTGGTAATGGTAAGTTTACTGGAAAAGAAGCTAGAGACCGCGCCAAATTGGACAAATGGCGTGAAAGAGAAAAGGTTGGTATTAATAAAAGATACGGTAGGAAGATAAGTGCAACAAAAGCAGAGCTTGCTGAAAAGTCAAAGAGATACCTTTCTGAAGAGAACATTAATAAAGTCACGGCGGAAGAATCGTATGATCAATGGAATGAATTGTTCGATCTTGAAGCAAGTTTAAGAGATCTTAAGCATGACCGAAGAAATGAACTTATGAGAGTCGCGTCGATGTCAATTGACGATGTAGATAAAGAAAAGATTGATCTTGCAGAAGCTAAACTTTTTAAGAAAGTCATTGGTCCGGATGCCATTGACATGAAGGCTAAAGTGCGAATGGACGCGACTTTTGAAAAACTTTACGAGCTAAATCGAGAACACTCTAAGAAGCAAAATGCTGCTCAAGAAGATGATGATAAATTTGTAGCGCGAGTAAATGAGTTATATTACACTAATCCTAAGATTGAAAAGATTATAGACGAATTGGAGGACGATGAAAAAACGCCATTTCGTCGTATGCCTGACAATGCCACGTATCGAAAAATAGTGGAAGCTTCTAACGATCCAGAACTTAAAGCGATAGCTGAAAAGTATGGCGGCGTACGGCCATGGTGGTATATTCAATCTGCGTATGACAAAGAAAGAGTTAAAATCGTTAGTCGTCCTGGAAAGATAGATACATCTGCTAGCGATGCATACGAAATGAACACTAAAATACGCAGCAAAAGGATAAAAGCTCAGCTTAATGAGACTTCTGATAAGTATAATCAGAAGTTTGCCGAGGAAGCAAGAACATATTCTGATGCTACTAGGAACCGCGTTGTAAGCATGTTTAACAGTGGTAAGAGTGCACGCGAGATAGCAAAAGAGCTCGGAATCGGTGGCGATGATAGCACTTGGACGATATACAGTATACTCGATCAAGAGGGCGCGTTAAAAGAATAAAGATATTCACAAATCAGGTTCGGTTACTTCCGAATCTTTTTTTTATTTAGGAGGAACATACAAAATGACAGATCAAAAATACGGGATTCCACAGCTTAAGAAGTTTCCGCTTCCAGATGCGAGGCACGTGAGATCCGCGATCAAGTTCTTCAATTATGCTCCTCCTAGATATGAGAAGCAACTTGCTGCAGCGATCTTGAGACGTATGAAAGAGTACGGCCTCTCTTTTGATGACTTTACAGTAGGCGACGAGAATAGATTTAAAAGGTATATTCCTAAATCTCAGCTATCTCATAGTGCGTTCATAAACAATAATGGACATTTAGTTTTTAGAAGTTAAAACTATTGGGATGTAGCTCAGCTCGGTATAGAGCGGTGGCCTTATAAGCCATGTGTCATGAGTTCAAATCTCATCATCCCAATTTCATATAGAACAAACATCGCCGTGCACATTTAAAGATGGTTTTATCTATCGGTCTTAATGCATTTACCTCCCTTGAAAGTAAATAAATAGTTCCGAAGACTTCATTTGCCATAGTAGGGCCGCAGATAAGGCCACCTTTAAATGCGCACGGTTAATTTTATGAAAGGAACATCAAAATGGACAGTATTCTTAATTCAGTTAAAAAGAAGCTGGGAATACAAGAAGACTATACCCACTTCGATGAGGACATCATCATAGACATTAACTCTGTCTTCATGATTCTTAACCAGCTTGGCGTAGGTCCTGATGAACCTTTCACGATAGAAGATGAGGATACATATTGGGAGGACTTTATAGATAACACTAGAATCGAAGCCGTTAAGTCTTACATGTGCATGAAAGTAAGACTCATGTTCGATCCTCCGACATCTGGCTTTCTCGTCGATAGTTTAAATAAACAAATCGCCGAACTTGAATGGCGAATGCTTGTGCAGGCTGAAACTCCTAAACTTCCAGAAGCCGACATGAGCGGGATATATGTGAGTGAGTGAGGTAACTAAAATGGCATACATAGACAATTATGGTAACTTAGTTACCTATGAAGATAGCGACGGATTGGAGCTTCGTCACTTTGGAATCCTTGGCATGCATTGGGGAATTCGCAGATTTCAGCCGTATCCTGGAGACTATAGCGGCGATGGTAAGTTTGTTGGAGATAAAAGTGTTAACGGTAAATCAGCGTCAACTACTACCAGCAGATTTGAATCCCGCGTTAAATCCACCGGCATAAAAGCGGTTGATGATGCAATTTCATTTGTCAAAAAGAACAATTTGCCGATTAAGCCGAAATGGGGTGAGATCAAAGGGGATGCTAAAGAGACTGTTGATATAGGTCTTAAAGCAATTGATACAGCTAGAGGCCCCGGTTATATAGACGACCCTGATGACTATGCTGACTGGTTCGTTTGGGAAGATCAAACTATTGGAATGTATGAGATTGCTGATTTAGCTAGGCAAGGAAAAAGCACTTCTGAAATAAAGAACATAGTCGAGAAAGCTGCAAAAGTAAATGAGCCAATAGATGACATGCCTTTTGGAAAAGAATATGAGAAAACAAGGGCTAGTATAGACAAGAACGCCGGCAAAGGAAGTGCAGATGCGATTTCAAATCTTAGCGAGTTTTATTACGAAAGCCTTTACCAGCCGCCGAATAGACCTGTAAGCCCGCTGGTAAAAGAAGGCGAAGCATTTATCGAAGAATGCGTGAAAGAAGCTGAAAAGAGAAAGAATCTTAAGCATAGCTATGAACTTACCATTTCTAATCATGGCTACTTAGTAGCAAAAGACGACTGTCTAGCTCATCACGGAATTCGAGGCCAGAGATGGGGAAGACGAAACGGTCCGCCTTATCCTATTGACGCTGCTGATCATTCTGCTGCAGAAAAGAAAGCAGGATGGAGAAAAAGTCTTGCAAGTGCGGCAAGAGGGGCGGCGTCTGGAGCAGTAGCGGCAGTACGTGGAACAGCAAGAGGAGCTGTAAAAACAGCTAAGACAGCTAAGAAGCTTCTTATTGCTATTGACAAGTATCCGAAGATCCTTATGACCGAAAAGGATATTAACGACCGTGTCGAAAGGCTTAGGCAGCTTGATACTCTTAAAAGAGCTAAAGGGAAAATGACTGCCGAAGATAAGCTTAACCAGAAGCTTAAGCAGAAAGATGCTACAAGGGAAGTCATTAAGCAGACTCTTTCTCAGCTTCTTCCTGCTGTTGGCAGAGATCTTATTATTCAGAGAATCAAAGATACTAATGCGTTCAAACTCGAAATGAAGAAGAAAGAGGAGCAGGCTAAGATAGATCTTGAGACACAGGCAAAGAAGGACATTTATGAAGATGCTCGTGCTCAGAATATTACCTCGGCAGAAGCTCTTAAACTTGCTAATAAGAAGAGATCTGAGTATAACGGAGAGAAGATTGGCGTCAAAGAAAAAGATGCACCGGATGATGCGTTAAGCAAAAAAGCCAAAATGGACATATATACCAAATATGTCAATCAAGGCTTATCTCCGACAGAAGCAGAAAAATTAGCAAGAAAGAAAAACGATAGTGGACTGAAATCTGATAAAGCGGAGTCAAGTAGCAGCGATGCTACTGCAAGAGCTGATACTTCTTCGTCTTCAGAGCCTGCAAAACCGTCTAGTTCTTCTAGTTCATCAAATTCAAAATCAGAGAAATCTAGCTCTTCAACTCTGACAACTGGCACGTCCTCAGCAGAAAACAAACGAGCCGAAGCAGCTGTAAAAGCTAAAGCCACTAGACTTCGTAATCAAACTATAAAAGAAGTTAGGGCTGCTCAGGAAAGTGAAAGTAAGTGGAAGGCCGATCGTCTTAAACTCTTGACAGGCCTTGAGAAACAGAGAGCTCTTAAGTCAATAAAGGATGGCGGCGGTAAAGATATTACTATGGCTGGCGGAGTAATAGAGTACACTAACTGGCTTGGACAAAAGGAAACAAGAGCATACGAGCAAACCGCTAGGAACAGAGTAGAAGAGGAGCTCAGAGAAAGGCGTAGACGTGACGCCTCAGATGCGTTCGGTTCATAACTAAAGAAAGGCTAATAAATGTTATCAAACACTGCAACTCCAAGATACTACGGCGCGTTCCGGGAGGCTGTAATTAGAGGCGAAATCCCGGTATGCGAAACCATAGAGCTTGAGATGAACAGGATTGATAAGCTTATAGCCGATCCAAATGTCTACTATGACGATATGGCAGTTGAAGGCTGGGTAGCGTATTGTGAAAACGAACTCACCTTAACTGACGGATCTGACATGTTCCTTCTTGATTCTTTCAAGCTCTGGGCTGAAGAGATATTCGGATGGTACATATTTGTTACAAGATCGATTTACGTGCCGGGACCTCATGGAGCGCCTGGACACTATGAACTTAAGAAGATTAAGAAGCGTCTTACCCAGAAGCAGTTTTTAATCGTTGGGCGAGGCGCTTCTAAGTCTACTTATGCTTCAACTATACATAGTTATTTTCTTAATATTGATACATCTACAACTCATCAGGTTGCTACTGCTCCTACGATGAAACAGGCCGAAGAGGTACTGTCACCTATTAGAACTTCTATAATAAGATCTAGAGGACCTCTATTTAAGTTTTTAACAGCAGGATCTGTTCATAGTACAAATGGACATACTGCAAATAAGACTCACTTAGCATCAACAAAGAAGGGAATTGAAAACTTCTTTACAGGATCGCTTCTTGAAATTAGACCCATGAGCATAGATAAGCTTCAGGGTCTTAAAGTCAAGGTAGCATCGGTTGATGAATGGCTTTCTGGTGACACAAGAGAAGATGTTATAGGTGCTATAGAGCAGGGTGCATCAAAGCTTCCGGACTATTTGATCCTTGCAGTGTCGAGTGAAGGTACTGTAAGAAACGGCCCAGGTGATGATGTGAAGATGGAGCTAATGCAGATCCTGAAGGGTGAGTATAAAGCTCCGTATGTGTCAATTTGGTATTATAGATTAGACGATAAAAAGGAAGTTGCTAATCCTGCACTCTGGGTAAAGGCAAATCCTAATATTGGTAAGACAGTTTCATATGATGCTTATCAGCGCGACGTTGAAAAAGCAGAACATAGTCCTTCACAGCTTAATGATATTTTAGCTAAACGTTTTGGTATCCCGTCAGAAGGTTTCACATACTTCTTTACGTACGAAGAAACCCTTTGTCATAAGAAAAAGGGAAATTATTGGCAGATGCCGTGCAGCATGGGTGCCGACCTTTCACGCGGTGATGACTTCTGTGCATTTACATTTCTGTTTCCTCTTCCATACGAGAAATTCGGAATCAAAGTTAGATCTTACATTACTTCCAATACTCTAGCAAAACTCCCAGGTTCGATGAGAAGAAAATACGACGAGTTCATAGCTGAGGGAACGCTGATTGTTCTTGACGGAACTGTTCTCGACATGACTGAAGTGTATGAGGATCTAGAAAAGCATTACCTCGAAATGCAGTACGACATTCGTACATTTGGTTATGACCCGTACAATGCCCGTGAGTTTGTGCAGAGATGGGAAGCTGAGAACGGTCCTTTTGGCATAGAGAAAGTAATTCAGGGTGCTAAGACAGAATCAGTGCCTCTTGGAGAACTTAAAAAGCTTGCCGAGGATAGATGCCTTCTCTTTGATGAAAAACTTATGGAGTACTGCATGGGAAACTGTGTGGCTCGTGAAGATACTAACGGAAACAGAAAACTTTCTAAGCAGCGGCATGAGCAGAAGATCGATAACGTCGCCGCTATGATGGATGCTTTTATAGCATACAAGCTTAACAAAGATCTGTTTGAATGAGGAGATTCAAAATGTACATAAATAGTTATGGCCAGCTCTGTCAAGATGAGTATTTAGCTCATCATGGCATTCTAGGAATGAAATGGGGCATAAGACGCTATCAGCCTTATCCTGGAAACTACCATGGAGACGGTAAGTTTGTAGGAAAGAGAAGCAGCGGCGAAGCGAGCGCTTATCAGTTTAAGCTTAATAATTTGGACAAGCTTAGAGCTAGAGCAAGCAATAAAACGGTAAAGTTACAGAAAAAATACGATAAGTCATATGACAAGGAAGTAAAAAGGCTTAAAAAGCTCGAACGAAGAGATCCAGGAAGATTCGATGGCGAGAACGTGCGTGTGGATGAAAAGCTTGCCAATATGACGCTAAAAAGTGAAAAGCGTCTAGAAAAACTTATACAAAGTAAAATAGAAACGCAAGAGATAGAGAATAAGATACAGGATACTATAAATGAGCTTGGCAGAAAAGGATACAATCTTTATTCCAAAGAAGTACTTAGAGATGCAGTTCCTTTAGGCAAGTCTATGGCCACGCACGTTATATTCGGATTGCCAGGTACATTAGTTCTTAGAGCAGTTACCCCAAATCAAGGTTTCGAACGAGGCACCAAGTATAAAGTCGTGGATGAGGGAGAAGAAACTACGAATAGAATTTCAGATGCTTTAACACTTGGCGGAGCAAGCGGGTCGGATCTTGAAAGAATCGCTAAAGGTAGCGGAAGGTATCCGATGTCTCAAAAAACAGCTGAAAGTACTAATGCTAAACCACAGTCACAAGGCAAAAGTCCATTTTCAAGAAACGAAATAAACGAGATGGTTTCTGAAGCGAGGACCAGAGATAGATACCAGCTTGACTTCCTAGAAGCGACTCAGAATAAGGCATTCGCTAATAATTTCGATTCGAATAGCAAACGTATTATGGTGTCAGAGTACAGGAAGTATCTTGAAGATCCAGAAGACTATTGGAAGAATCGTAGCAAGCATCTTGACAAGTATCCTGATGGCGACTAAATTCTTCAAAATGCCAGAAAGTAGAGGTATTATGCCTTGGCGACAATAATAGACAGATTTAAGAAAGCGTGGAATGCATTCACCTCCAGGGATCCGACGAATGGATTTACTGGAGGTTTTTATGGTTCTGCGTACAGGCCTGATAGGAAACGTGGCTACGTAACGAACGACGGCAATATTATTACGATGATACAAAATCGTATTGCCGTTGATGTAGCTCAGGTTGACATCAAGCATGTTAAGAAAGACGACGATGGAAACTACAAAGAAGAATACACTGGCACAAGCGGTAATCTAAACGAGATATTTCAGGTTAGCGCAAATCTAGATCAAACAGGAAGAGCTTTCATTCAGGATGCAGCTATGTCGCTTCTAGACGAGGGATGCATAGCACTTGTTCCGGTAGATACGGACATAAATCCTAGTGATGGCTCTTTTTCTATTGAGACGATTCGTGTAGGACAGATACTTGAATGGTTTCCACGTCATGTACGAGTCAAGCTTTACAACGAATTGTCTGGTCAAAGAGAAGACATCATAGTTCCGAAAGCAACGACTGCAATAGTTGAGAATCCGTTCTATTCGATCATGAATGCACCGAACTCAACTCTTCAGCGCTTGGTGCGAACGCTTCGGACTCTTGATGTCGTGAACGAGGCCAATGCATCTGGAAAGCTTGACGTAATTATTCAGCTTCCTTACTCACTTCAGTCTCCTATGAAACAGCAGCAGGCTGAAGCTAGAAGGAAACAGATTGAAATGCAGTTAGTCGGATCTAAGTATGGAATTGCGTACATTGACGCAGCCGAACACATTACTCAGCTTAATCGTCCTGTTGAGAACAATCTTTGGAAAGAAGCACAAGACCTAACGGCGATGCTATACAACCAGCTTGGTCTTACTCAGGCGATCTTTGATGGTACTGCTACGGATGCCGCGATGACCAATTACTACAACCGTACTATAGAACCTATTCTTGCTGCTCTCACAGAAGAAATGGAGAGGAAATTCCTCACGAAAACTGCGAGATCACAGCATCAGGCGATTATGTACATTAGGGATCCGTTTAAGCTAACAACTGTTACTCAGATTGCGACCGTTGCTCAGACATTTACTCAGAACGAGATCATGTCTTCAAATGAGATCAGAGCAAAGATTGGTCTTAAACCTGTTGACAGTCAAAGAGCAAATGAACTGATTAACAAGAACATCAATAAGGTTGGCGATGAAGCTGCACTTAACTCAGCCAATAATGTGCTTCAAGTTCCAGCGTCTGCTCCAGAAGAAGACGTTCCGACCACTGACGATTCGGGTTAATTCGAAATATTCAAAATGGGAGTGAAAAACAAATGACTTACGATTTCTGCGGATACGCAACAAAGAATGATCTTCTATGCACCGATGGCAGAACAATCCGCCGTGATGCATTTAAGAACTGCGATGGCGTAACAGTTCCGCTCGTATGGAATCACCGTCATGACGATCCTGATATGGTCCTTGGCCATGCACTTCTTCAGAACCGTCCTGATGGCGTATACATGTACGGTAAGTTCAATGACACTGAGAAAGGTCAGACCTGTAAGAAGATCCTTGAGAACAAAGACATCAAGGGTCTTTCTATTTGGGCAAATCAGCTTAAACAGAAATCTGGCGATGTGCTCCACGGTGTGATTAGAGAGGTAAGTCTCGTGCTTGCTGGAGCTAATCCTGGAGCTGAGATCGACTTTGCTCTGTCCCACGCTGACGATGGCTTTGACGGAGAAGTATACGCGTACCTTGTTGGTGAAGAGTTTACTGAACTCCGGCACGGTGACATTGAGTTTGACGAAAACGAGCTCGAACATGACAACGAAGCTCTGGCTCATGCAGACGAAGAAGAGGAGCCTAAAAAGAAGAAAGCTCCTGAACCTGACGATGAGCCTGATAAAGATGAGAAGGAGACAGAAATGCCGAAGGAAGTTAATACGAAACCCGCAAGAGACGATGACGGTGATGAGACCGTAGAAGATGTCTTTAACACACTTAGCGAGAAACAGAAAACTGCTGTATATGCCATCATCGCGGCCCTTTCAGAAGACGAAGGTGACGATGATGACGATGATGAAAAGGAGAGCGAAATGAAACATAACGTATTTGATAGCGCATACGATGCACCTGTAAACAACGTTCTGTCCCATGCTGATATGGAAACGATCTTCACTGACGCTAAGAAGATGGGATCTCTTAAGGACGCTGTTGAGTATCATCTTGAAGATGGAGTTCTTGCTCATTCTCAGACTGGTCCTGATGACTATGGCGTAATCACTGGCGCTGCTCCGTCCGGTGCCAATGTTGAAAAGTACGGAATTTACGATCCGGATATGCTGTTTCCGGATTACAAATCTCTTGATGCTACTCCTCAGTGGATTAAGAGAGAGACTAACTGGGTTGATAGCTTTATGGCAGCCGTGAAGCACACTCCGTTTGCTCGTATCAAAACCCTGATGGCTGACATCACTGAAGACGAAGCTAGGGCTCTTGGTTACATTAAAGGCAATCTTAAGAAGGAAGAGTTCTTCACCCTGATTAAGAGAACCACCGATCCGCAGACCATCTACAAGAAACAGAAGATGGATCGTGATGACATCATTGATATTACTGACTTTGATGTTGTTGCATGGATCAAAGGTGAGATGAGACTGATGCTGAATGAAGAGATTGCTCGTGCAGCTCTTATTGGCGATGGCAGATCCGCATCTTCTAATGACAAGATCAACGAGCAGCACGTTCGTCCGATCGCATCTGACTCTGATCTGTTCTCTGTTAAGGTTCCGGTTCAGGCAGGCACTACTGATGAAGCTACTGCTAAGGCCTTCATTCGTGCTGCTATTAAAGCTCGCAAGGATTATAAGGGCTCTGGAAATCCGGTTCTCTTCACAACTGAAGACATGCTGGCAGATCTTCTTCTTATTGAGGACGGTATTGGACATCTTCTGTATGGTACCGAGGCTCAGCTTATGACTGCTCTTCGTGTTAGCAAGATCCTTACTGTTCCGGTAATGGAGAATGCTACCGTCGACATCAAGACCGGCGCTACTACGAACGCTCGTGAACTGATGGGCATCTTTGTGAACCCGGTTGACTATGTAATCGGTGCTGACAAGGGCGGCGCTGTTAACATGTTCGACGACTTTGACATTGATTACAACCAGCAGAAATACCTGATCGAGACTAGAATTTCTGGCGCTCTGGTCAAGGCTCATTCCGCACTGGTTCTGTATAAGATGCCGGCTGCTGGTAATTCTGGTAATTCTGATAACACCAATCCCTGATAACTACTAAAGAAATTCAAAATGCGAGGAAATTAAGCTATGCCTAAGTACTTCGGGAAGATAGGATTCATGGAGACACGGGAGACAGCTCCTGATGTATGGACAGAAGAGATAACAGAGCGTGAGTACTCTGGCGATGTTCTCAGAGTTCAGAAAAGGTGGCAGGGATCGGAGCATTTAAACGATGATCTCGCTATTAGCAATCGTCTCAGCATTTTATCTGACCCGTTTGCATACAATAATTTCCATAGCATTAGATACGCAACATGGATGGGAGCCAAGTGGAAAGTTACGTCAGTTGAAGTAGCTTACCCTCGGCTCCTTTTAGATTTAGGAGGTGTGTACAATGAGCAGAATGAAAGTCAGTGACATGCTGCATGAGATCTGCGACAACGTGTACTATCAACCTCCTGAATCTGTGAAGCTTGTCTATCCATGCATTATTTATGAGAGGAAATCTGGCGATACTAGATTTGCTGATGATCTTCCGTATACGTTTACTATGTGCTATACGGTAACCGTTATAGACAAAGATCCAGACAGCGAATTACCAGAAAAAGTTGCGATGCTTCCTATGTGCAGGATGGATAGATGCTTTACAGCTGACAATTTAAACCATTCAGTGTTTGCACTGTATAACTAATTAGGAGGAAAAACTATGCCTACTACTTATCCGCTTGTTTGGGATGCTACTGGCGACAAGAAATTCGAAACCGGTAATAAAAAGGGTGTCCTTTATGTTATGAATGAAAACGGCACTTATGGTGATGGCGTTGCTTGGAATGGTCTTACCGCTGTAACGCTTTCTAACTCCGGTGCCGAGGAAACAGCTCTTTGGGCAGATGACATTAAATACGCTTCTCTTCGTTCAGCTGAGGAATTTGGCGCTACGATTGAAGCTTATCAGTGCCCGCCGGAATTCTACATTTGCGATGGTACTGCTGAAATCGAAACCGGCGTTTATCTTGGACAGCAGACCAGAAGACATTTCGGCTTCTCTTATGTAACTACGATCGGTAACGATGTTATGGGTAACGATTATGGTTACAAGATTCATCTGATTTACAACGCATCTGCTAATCCGTCAGAACGCTCCTATCAGACGATTAATGAATCTCCGGATGCTATTACTCTTTCTTGGGAACTTACGACTACTCCGGTTCCTGTATCTAATTTCGGCGGAAAGACTTACACGGGATTCAAGAACGTAGCTCACATTGAGATCGATTCTACAAAGGTTGATGCGACTAAGCTCGCTGCGTTTGAAGAGATTCTTTACGGTTCTGGCTCTACTGCACCTAGACTTCCTGAGCCGGGTGAAGTTGCTAGCCTTCTTGCTGCGTGATCTAACTAATTTTAAGGGGCTGCTATTTACAGTGGCCCCTTTTTCATGGTATAATTCTTCAAAATGACTGACATTTCACGAAAGGACTTGCCATGGAAATAGTAGAGATTAAATGCCCTAATTGTCAAGGGAATATTCATATTACAGCTGGTAGAAAAGAAACGTATTGCGAGTTCTGCGGTTCCCATCTGTTTCTTGACGATGGAAATAGAGTTATTACGAACATTAATGTGTCTAGAGACGAGACCGAACTTAAGAAGCTTGAAATTATTAATGAACGTATAAAGAAAATGGAAGAGCAGCAGAAGTACAAGAAGATTGACTGGATTGCTATTGCATCTACAGTTATCTCGTTTTTGCTTACATTTATACTCACTTCTCTGTTTGGTAAAGGCGATAACACATCACCAGTAGTTCAGGCAATTGTAGCAGTGTTAGCATTTATATGCGTCGTCAGTTTAGGCGTATGTGTCTTTAGATATTTTTATCGCCATAGGCATGACGTGAATTATCGAATCAGACAATGATATTTTTGGAGTCTTCTTATGAAGGCTCTTTTTTTATGCTCAAAAGAGAAAGGGGACAATTACTAATGTTTAAGATGCCTGTTACATATAGGACATTTGAAGGTAAAGAAGCTAAAAGAGATTTTTACTTTAACCTTAATAAGGGCGAGATTGCAGAAATGAATTTCGCTTTTGACGGTGGGTTCGAGGCTTGGCTTGAAAATATTCAGACCGATCCCAACATTCCTGACATGATGAAGGTATTTAAGGAATTGATTCTTAAAGCCTATGGAAAGAGACTTCCTGATGGTCAGTTTGTTAAGACTCCTGAATACACTGCAGCGTTTGCAGCGTCAGATGCATATTCAGAAGTATTCCTTAAATTCATCGAAAACAAAGATAACTTCGTAAATACATTCCTCGAAGGAGCTATGAATATTTCTCCTGAAGAAATTCAGAAGGGACTTGAAGCTAATTTAAATCTTAAAAGCATTGCAGAAGAAAATGGCGTAGTTGTTAATATGCCGACCAAAACTGCAGAAGTAGTAGTTCCTGAAAGTGAATTTTAAATAAGAGGTAACAAATTATGCCCATGAAGCTTGTGTTCCCAGCAACAGACGATTTATGGGATGAAGAAAACAGTAGGTTTATTTCACAGAAAGAACAGACTCTTGTACTTGAGCATAGCCTTAAATCTATGCATAAGTGGGAGCAGAAATGGAAAAAGCCATTCTTATCTGACGCTGAAAAAACGCCGGAGGAATGGCTTAGTTATGTTAAATGCATGACTATCAATAATGTAAACGACACGGTTTACGCTAGGCTAACGGCCGCTGACTTCGAAAGGATATTTAAGTATATCGGCGATCCTATGACGGCAACCACAATTACAGATCATACAGCTAACGGAGCTAAGAGAGAGGTTGTTACAAGTGAAATACTTTACTACAACATGTTTTCGTTTGGAATACCTATAGAACTTGAGAAATGGCATTTAAATACTCTTATCACATTAATACACGTATTCTCGATTAAGAGCGGAGGTTCTAAGAAGATGTCAAGAGCTGAAGCCGCCGCTTTCCAGAGAAGTATAAACGAAAGCAGAAGAGGTAAACGTAGGAGGTGAATACTAAATGCCACAGATCATAAGGATCAGTCAAAAAGGTGACTTTAGTAAAACATTCAGATTCCTACAGAAGATTAAACAGAAAAAGTTCCTAAGAAAATTAAATCAGTATGGCCAGATGGGGGTGGAGGCATTATCAGCGGCTACTCCTGTCAGGTCAGGACTTACAGCCTCTTCTTGGGGTTACATTTTAGAGTATAACGGAAGTAATGTCAGTATCATTTGGACTAATACGAACCAGAATAAAGGTGTTTATATAGCCGTGATACTACAATACGGACACGGAACAAGGAATGGAGGCTACGTTGTTGGACGAGATTATATTAATCCAGCAATGCAGCCTATATTCGATAAGATAGCAGATGACGCATGGCTAGAGGTGATTTCTGATGAGTAGTATAGATGAACGAATAGTTCAGATGGAGTTTGATAACTCCTTATTTGATAAGAACGTTGAGTCTTCTATAAAGACTCTTGAGAAGTTAAATGTAGCCCTTAAGATGGACGGCATAGATAAGAATCTGGCCGATATTTCGTCGTCTGTGAACAAGATGGACTTCTCAAAGGTTACAAACAGCATTGATTCGGTTCAAAGTAAGTTTAGTAATCTTTCTAATTTCCTTATTAACGGTGTATCGAGTCTTGGAAGCAGAATTTCAAGGGCTGTAAGCGGAGAGATTGATAGAACAATACAAGGCGCTATAGGTTCTGTTAAAAGACTTGCTAATGAACTTACTATTGCGCCTATTAATCAGGGCTTTGGTGAGTACGAACTCAAAATGGGATCTGTTCAGACCATTATGGCAAGCACTGGTGAGTCACTCGGAACTGTTAATAAGTACCTTGATGAACTTAATACGTACGCTGATAAGACAATTTACTCGTTTTCTGACATGACGAGTAATATTGGTAAGTTTACAAATGCCGGTGTTGAACTTCCTGTTGCGGTTAAGGCTATTCAGGGTATTAGTAATGCTGCAGCTCTTGCTGGCGCTGGCACGCAGGAAGCATCAAGAGCAATGTACAACTTCTCTCAGGCACTTTCTATGGGAGCTGTTCAGCTTGTCGACTGGAAGTCTATTGAGAACGCTAACATGGCAACAAAAGAGTTTAAACAGACTCTTATTGACACGGCTGTTGAAGTTGGAACATTAACAAAAAAAGGAGATCAGTTTGTATCAACTACTGTTAATGCTCAGGGAAAAGTATCGGATTCGTTTGATGCAATAAAAGGTTTTAGAGATTCACTTAATCATCAGTGGATAACAACTGAGGTGTTAACAAAAGCTCTTGGAAAATATGCTAACGAATCAGAGGATGTTGGCAGAAGAGCTTTTGAAGCTGCAACAAAGGTTAAGACGTTCAGTCAGTTAATTGATACTCTTAAAGAAGCTGTTGGCTCTGGATGGGCTAGGACATTTGAGCTATTTATAGGTGACTTTGAACAGGCCAAAGAACTGTTCACCAGCATTAGTGATGTAGTTGGCGGATTTATCGAAAACATATCAAATGCAAGAAATGACTTCCTTGAAGAGCTTCTTGGCGGAACAACTAAATCAGCTGGCGAGGTTGCTGAAGCTGTCGAAACAGCTGGAGAAGCAATTGAAAAAGTAACCGGAACTTTTGAAGAGTATCGTAAAATCGCCGATGAAATTTGGCATGGTGATTGGGACAACGGCGCCGAACGTATGAAGAAGCTTACTGACGCAGGCTACGACTATGATGCGGCAATGCAGATTGTGAACAATGATGCATATGGCTGGGAAATCGACATGTCTAAGTACGCTGATGCGACTCAGGAAGCTGCTGATGCTACTAATGACGCTGCTGAAGCGACAAAAAGATTTAATGAGTTAAGTCAGAAATCTGGTCGAGAGCTTCTCATCGAATCACTTGCTAACACAGCAAAAGCTGCTATAACGATTTTTAGAACGCTCGGTGAGGCATGGAGACAGGTCTTCCCAGCTCCAACAGTAAGCGCTGTTAAAAGAATTCTGATAGCATTTCATGAGCTCTCGTCCGAACTTATTATTCACGGAAAGACGGTATTTCAGCTTAGAAACATCTTTAAAGGTGTTTTTTCTGTGATGCGGATATTTACAGATGCTGCAATGGCTGCCGGAAGAATAGCCATTCCGCTTATAGTAAAAGGCGCGTTAGCTTTAGCAAAAGGTTTCCTTAATGTTGTTGAGCCAGTTGCTAGGTTTGTAGAAATTATAGGACAGGCTATTCATGAGTCTAATTTCTTCTATAAGCTTTTAAATGGAATCAGAGCCATAGGACATAACCTCTTCTACAATATTGGCGAAGGGTTAAGAGGCGTAATGGATGTTTTCGGTATTAGTCTCCCTAAGATATCAGACTTTAGAGAAGCACTTGTCAATGCCGGAAATGCTATTGCAAAATTTATTGAATCCTTCAAAATGGCACCAGCTATTGCATTCTTTAGAGACGCATTTTCTCATATACCAGAAATAATGACGAATGTGGCAATTGCAGTAAAAGGCGCCGTTGAATGGATACAGAAATTAATTAATACAATCAGTCGAAAACTCAAGATTTCTGATGCGCTTTCAAAACTTGGAAAGATCGGCGATTTATTCAAGGGTATATTTACTGTACAGACAAACGCTATTAAACGATTTGCTGATGTCGTTAGTCATGGAATCTTAGGAATCCCAATGGGAGAAGATAGTCCTATTCAGCGGATAAGTTCTTTCTTTAGTAGCTTTGCGTCTAATAGCGTTATCGAATCTGTGACAAAGAAACTTACGTCTGCTAGAGGAACTATTTCTAATTTCTTTAAGAGCGGCAGTTTTATAACAGGTATTCAGGAGGCTTTTACTAATGCATTTAGTGCCATTGGCAGTGCTGCACCAGTGATATTTGGTAAATTAACTGACGCATTCAGCAGCGTTTCGAATTTAATCGTAGACGCTAAGAATAAGCTATTTGAATTCTGGAATGTTTTTAAAGAATCAAAAGGCTTTAATAATTTCAAGGCAAGTCTTGGAAGTGCATTTAGTTTGGCGCTTGAAGCTGGAATTAAAGTTCGAGATAAAGTAAGCGAAATCTTTAAAGGATTCGTAGATATAGCAAAGAACTTTAAATTCCCTAAATTAAAGCTTCCTAATATAGACATTAAGGGAATTGCAGATAAGGCTAGTGAAGCTTTTGGAAATCTTGCCGTAAAAATTTATGACGTTCGGGATCGTATAGTCGAATTCTTTAAAGACATTAAAATTGACGTCAAAAATCCCCTTCATAAGCTTTATACGTACTTCTCGAATCTTTCTGCTCAAGGAATTATTGACTCTGTTTCGACTAAGGTCAAGAAAGCTGCGAGCGCAATAAGGAAATTCTTTAAAGACACCGGAATTGCTGCTAAAGCTCAGAATTTACTTGTGAGCGCTTTTGAAAGAGTTAGAGATACTGCTCCGATTGTCTTCAAAGGATTAACAAACGTTCTTTCGAAAGTTGGAGTGGCTATTCTCGGTGCTAAAGATAAGATAGTTGAATTCTGGAATGCTTTTAAAGATACAAAAGGCTATCAGATTATTCAAGACGGAATTGTAAGCGCATTTAACGGCGTTCTCGATTTCTTTGATAAAGCTTCCGAGAAAGTAAGCGGCCTTATCAAAAAAATCTTTGGTGATGCTAAAGAATTCAAAATGCCAGAGATTGACATGGGCAATATAGCACAGACCGTTAGTAATGTTGTTGAATGGATTAGCGATAAATTCGAATGGCTGAAATCAAAACTTGCTTGGTTTTTCTTACTTGATGGAACAACTATCGGTTCCAATGCTTTAAGTGCTATTGGTGATTTCTTTAAAAGCATTGACTGGATCGGCATTGTCGAAGGTTTGGGAAATGCATTCTCAACAGCAAAAGATGCGATAGTAGATTTCTTCACTACTGTTGCAGGATTAATACTCGGCCCTGATGAAGTGCAAGCAGCTACTTTAGACGAAACGACAGAAACCGTGGAGTCTCTTGGCGAAGTTGTTGAAGAAACCGCTGGAAAATTTGATCAGCTTGACAAATTGGCAGAAACAACTAAGGCAATTGTTTCGAAAGTGCTCGCGGTTGTAAAACCAATATTTGTTGCTTTTACTGGATTTAAAATAGCTCGCGGACTTTGGGGTATATTTGATTTTTTAAAAGGGTTTGGTGGTATATTTAAAAATGCAGATAAGGTGCTTAATCAAACGCAGAAAGCCATTAAGAGGGTTTCAAAAGCGGTTGCACATGAAATAAATTCAAAGGCAATTAAAAATGTTGCGATTGCTCTTGGCATATTAGCAGCATCGATGTTTGCACTCGGTCATTTAACACCAGATCAGTTTGACGTTGCCGTAAAAGGTCTTTGGGCCATCACATTTGCTCTTATAGCTCTTATGGGGGCATTTAGTCTTTTCTTTGGAAAAGGTATATTTGGAGGCGGTGAAGAAGCTGGTCCTCTTCAGGATTTTGCTGAAATTATGGCAAAATTCGGGACCAAGATGGCTAAAGCTCTTAATAAATTTGGTATTGCGGCAGTCATTATTTCGTTTGTAATAGCGATTAAGACGCTAATAGGAGCTGTTAAAGAATTAGCTGCTATAGATACTCCTGCTTTATGGAAAGGCGGTATTGCGCTTGCTGCTATAGGTGCTGCGCTTTACTTTATCGTTCAGGGACTTACGAAAAGTGCTGGCGATTTCAGCTTTGGTAAAGGTATGGGCATAGCAGCTTTGATGCTTGCTATATCCGGGTCTGTCTATATTCTTGCAGCTGCTGTAGAGAAGCTCGGCAAGATGAAGTTCGGCAATTGGGTACAAGGAATAATCGGAGTTGGTGCGTTAATTGCTGCTCTTGGCGGACTTGTCTTTATTGCTGATGGAATGGATTTAAGTGGTATAATGCCACTTATTGGTCTTATAGCAGAAATACTTGCCGGTATGCTTCTTCTTAGTCTTATTCCTACCGAAAAACTTCAAAATATTGGCACTTCTCTTGGAAAAGTATTCTTATCGATTGCTGTATTATCTGCGGCTATCGGATACGCCGAAGGAAAAATCGCCGATGTAAGCGGAAGCAAACTTGCTGGATCGTTGTTCGGTATAGGTCTTATCATAGCTGAAGTTATGGGTGGTCTTGCTGCCCTTACATTCCTTCCTGAAGATAATATTGCTAAGATAAACCAGATAGCTGATGGACTGCAAACGATATTTAATAGCGTGGCTCTTGTTGTCGCTGCGTTAGCTCTTTTCGAATCTATGGATGATGGAGGATTATCTGGAGTCACTAGTCCTGCAGCTGCTAAGACCATAAAAGTCGTCGGCATTATTATGGCTATCGGATTTGTTTTGTCAGCTCTAAGTGATCTTATTGGTGAACAAGCTATATTCGGCGAAAGTAAAACATTACTCGGAAAGATAACAAAGATAATAGAAGATCTTCAAGAACCGTTTACAGCTATTGGTAAAGCAATTGGTGGCGTCATTGGCGGAATTGGAGCAGGACTTGTTGAAGGTTTGACTGGCTCGACACCAGAAGAACTTATCGATGGCTTCATGAACGAAATAAAGAACTTCCCTGAAACTATTCAAGGCTGGGTCGACGGTATTACTAAGCTCATAGAGGATACGAAAGCTGCTTATGAAGATGGCAAAATTGATAAAGGTGTCATAGATGATTTTGCTGGCATAATTGAATCTATTAAAACAATGTCTGAGAGTATTTGGGCGATTGCAGATACATTATGGAACACTAGGGTCAATAGAGAAGCTTATGCAACGACTACTGAATCTGGTGCGCCGGATCTGTTGCTTGGCGGTCAGTCAATGACAGAGTGGCTCACGGCTTGGGCAACGGCATTTTCTGGTTTCGCTGATACCATTGCAGGAACGACTCTTGATCCGAGTTCGGCCACTGAGAAGTTTACGAGTGTCACTACGCTTCTTACTAGTTTCCAGGGCGTCCTTACAGCAGCAAACGAACTTAGCGGAATGGAAGAAGCCACGGCTAAAATTGAACAGCTTCCGGCTGTTGGTGCTGCACTTGTTAGATATTCTTGGTCTATGCTGCTTCTTAATCCTGCCGCAGTAGAAAACACTGAGAACGCAGTTAATATTATTAACGCTGCAGCAGGCGTAGCTATCGAAAACGGTCAAAAGAGCATTGAAGGCTTTACTACTATCGTAGGAGCTGGATCGGCACTTGCACAGATGTCAAAAGATTTGCCCGGATTCGGTACGGCACTTAAAGATTTCTGTGCCGAAGTAGATGGCATGGAAGCGTACAATGATATTATGCCGTCTGTTGAAGCAACAGGTAATATTATCAATTCACTTTCTGCCGGAGCAATAGCAAATGGCCAGCAGAACATGACAATACCTGAAGGATTTACCGGTTTCGTGTCTGCTCTTAGTTCGATATCTACAGATCTTCCGGGATTTGGTGCTGGTCTTAAGGGATTCGCTGAAAATGTCGATGGGCTTCAGAATTATACTGGTGCAATTGAAGCATCTAGAATAGCAGGGGGCATTATTAATAGCCTTGCAGGTGAAGGTATTACGGTTGGTCAAAATAACATTATATCTGGAATTGGTTCAGATGGAAACCTTATAACGACTCTTAGCACGTACGCCGGTGATTTAGCAGGATTCGCTGCAGCACTTGTTGGCTATTCTGAAATTATAGAAGGGCTGCATGTTGGCGGAGTAATAAAAACATGGGGAGCATCGGCATTAATCGTTGCTCTTACTAATGCTATACCGGATACAAGCAGCGGTCTTATGGGGCTTCTGTTCGGTAGTGGCGACGCTAGCATTAATAATTTCACCACATATCTTCCTAAAATCGCACAGGCATTTGTCGATTTCTCCGATATTGCTGAAAACTTTGACGAAACCAATGCTCAGAAAGTTGTCGACGCATTCAAAACCATCGTTGAAACTGCTGATCTTTTAGCTAATTACAGCGAAAGAACTGGCGGCGAAATGGCAAGTATTGAATCTAATGCTGCCGTTGAGATGGTCAGTAGCGCTATAGAGGCATTGTCGTTTGAAGACTTAGAAAGCGTTCAGGAGCTTCAGGATCTTGTAACAGCTGGCGAGGCAATTGGCGAATCGATTAAGAAGTCGCTGTCAGAGGGCATTATAAACGGTCTTACTAAAGCCGGCGAAGAATCGACAGCAGGAGGAGAATCGGCTAGTAATAGTGCATTGTCTAAACTTATCACTTCAATGTTCGGTGATACAAAAACTGCAACAGCTGAAATAGAAAAGATGTCCATCGGAGCTGATATTTCAGCTGCCATAACCGCAGCAATTCAAAAAGGCATCAACGAACCGGCTGAGACTGCGATAGATTTGACAACCTTCCTTACAGCAATAGCAGATGGCGTTACCGCAGGCGAAGATGCCATGATTGCTGCTGGCGAAATACTTGCATCAGCTATAGCATCTGGAATCTTAAGTGCGAGAGGCAGTGCGAGTTCTGCTGGTTACTATGCAGGACTTTCAGGCGCTAGCGGTGCCAGAGGATCTTATAGTGCATTTTATAGCGCAGGTTCTTATGCTGGTCAAGGATTTGCAAGCGGAATTTTATCGCAGGTTAGCAGAGCGGTAGAAGCTGCGCGGCAAATGGCTAATAGTGCGGCTGCAGCAACGAATACCACACTTAAGGTCAATTCTCCTTCGAAAGTATTTATGAAAATAGGCTCGTCTGTCACTGAGGGCTTTTCTAAAGGAATTATAGACAACACATACATGGCAACTGAAGCATCGGAAGACATGGCAGTGTTATCTGTTGGCTCTGCTGAAGATGCACTTAAGAATCGTACAGATCAGATGTTCAAACAGGCGTCACTTTCAATTGCAGCTGCTTATGCTTACATAAACGAAGTAGCAAATCAGTCACTTGATTCGCAGCCTGTGATTACGCCTGTCCTTGATATGACAAATCTTCAAAATGGCATGTATTCTATGGGCAGTCTCTGGAACATGAATCTTAATAATCCGTTTGCTTATGCAAATACAACATATCCAGGATCCTATCAGTACGCGAATACCTTAAGGGCAAACAATGAATACGTAACTCAGACAGAACTTAGAGGTATTAGAACAGATCTCAAACGACTCGGAGAAGCAATAACTAACATGAACATGGTCCTTGACTCTGGAACTCTTGTTGGACAGCTTACTCCTGGTATTGATAGAGGTCTTGGCTCTATTGCCGGTATGAAAGAGCGGTGGGCTTAAAGAGGAGGTGAAAATGTATGTACCATTCTATACGAATTATTCCTGATGGTTATCAGATCTATGCTGGTAAGAATCTTCGAGGTAAAAACACATGGGATGATTGGCATTTAATTCCGAAAGAAAGGCCACTTTTTAACCCACCAGCTCCTAAATACAATTTTATGGATCTTCCAGGTGCTAATGGAACAGTGGATCTGTCAGACGTCTTATCGAACAAGTATCCGGTTTATGAGGATAGAAAAGGCTCGATTGAGTTCTATGTCATGAACGGCTATAAGGAATGGTATAACGCATATTCTGACATCATGAATTACTGCCACGGTGAGAAGTGCAAGCTTATCTTAGAAGACGATCCAAACTATTTTTACCGTGGCAGAGTTTCTGTCAACGCTTGGAGATCTGAAAAAGACTGGTCTAAGATAGTTCTTGATTACCAATTAGAGCCGTTTAAATACGAACTCTTTGATTCGATCGAATCTTGGCTCTGGGATCCGTTCAGTTTTGTCGACGGTGTTATTACAAATGGCGGAGATTGGACTGACTTTATTGTCGGTGGATCGGGTAATACAACAGTATCGAAAGAAATTGCTGTAACCAGAATGCCGGTTTGTCCTGTATTTTCTATTCGGTGCACATCTGAAACTATTTCAGCATCTTCTAAACTTACTGTGCAGCTATTCCGTTACTATTCTCAGGGAACAATGATGATGACCTCTCACGAATTCATTGCAACAGATAAAAACGCTCATTCAGTTGAGTATCAGGATATTGTTTTAATTAATTACAATCATAGATACGCTCGCGATGGCGAAGATGCTAAGATGCTTCTCAGGTTCATTACGACAGGAACTGAAACATTCAAAATAACAGCTAGATTTAGGAGGGGTATTCTTTAATGTATGTCTGTAAAGTAATTAATAAAGTTACAAGAACTATTACTACTACGACTACAACTGGCGGTGGAACTGAAACTACCGCCACGACAAATAGCCTCTCATTTGAAGAGTATCAAAGGATAGCTGACGAAGTTGAAATGGGACGATGGGGCAGCGGTGATGAAAGGCGAACAGCTCTTGAAGCTGCAGGTTATAATTATGCGGCAGTAATGACAATTGTAAACCATGATTTGATTGGCACAGCAATAGACACAAGTTACTTTAATGGCACCACTACGACAGTAACTCCTAGTGCGCCGACGACTACTACAACGACAACTACAGTAACAGAAGATGAAGAGCATGTATTTCACTATCCTCCAGCTAATGACAAAACAATGCTTGTTTTATCTGGAAAAATTAACGATGAAATGAATAGAGCTGGGACTTTTGAGTTTCAGCTCCCTCCTAATAATAAATGCCTTGAAGCAGGATATTTTAGAAAGTTAACGTCCGAAATAGAAGTTTACTGGGACTATGATACGGAGCCACTTTTTAGAGGAAGAATTATAGATTCTCAGAAAGCATTTGCTGGCACTATGACTTTTACATGTGAGGGACGACTTTCTTATCTTAATGATTCGATTGTTAGGCCTCAGGGAAGTGAAGAGGACGGAGTTGTTGATACGGTAACTGGCTTTTTCCAGGGGCTAATTAGTCAGCATAATTTACAAGTGGGACCGGATAAAGCGTTTAGTCCGGCCGTAGTTCGAGGGTATTCTGACGAACAGGTACATTTCCCATATCCAAATTATGAGAAGACTTTTGAATACATTCAAAACAATTTTCTTGGAAATGAAAATGTTGGCGGTAGACTTTGGACTAGAAGAGACCCACAGGGGAATAATATTATTTATCTTGACGCTGATGTAGAAGCAAATCAGAAGACAAGTGCACAGAGTATCATCTTTGGAAAAAGCCTTCTTGATTTGACACAGAGTATTAATGCAGCTGAAATTTATACTGTGATGATTCCAACGGGCAAAGAGGGTCTGTCGTTATCAGGAAATGACTACATCGAAAATGCTGAAGGAATTTCAAAATATGGGAGAATTTGGCATCATGAAGAGTTCAGTGATATAGACGACGAGGCGATACTTAGAACTAAAGCAACTGAAGTTCTAAATCGTAATGCAGGAGAAATAACAAGTATTGAAGTTTCAGCTGTAGACATTCATATTCTTGACTCTAATACACCAAATCTTAAAGTTGGCGAATACGTGCCCGTACTTTCGCCTGTTCATGGAATTGATGTCGCTTATATTTGCACTGCAGCATCTATCGACATTTGTAATCCTGCTAATACTAAGTATACACTTGGAGTTAATCCCGATACTTTAACAACGAAGCAGCTTAAATTGTCGCAACAGATTGCTCAGTCAAATCTTAGTTATAAATCTGAATCTACGTCTTATCCCATTCAGGCTGAAAATATTAATTCTAATATTTCAATTCGGAGCAGTAGTTTCTACAAGACAGGTAAGACAGTATATTTGTCATTTACCATGAAGGTTCTTACTCTTATTGCGGCAGATAGTAATATTGTTCTATTTACATATTCAACAGTTAATAATCCGACGACCATAGTAACATCGATAGCCTACGATCAGACGTCTAAAAAGAACTATACTTCTAGATCTTATGGCGGTAATGTTCAACTTATCAATAATACAGATATTGCAGCAAACGACATTATCTCTTCTACGCTTACATGGCTTACTAGGTAACTGGAGGTAATTAAATGCCAAAAGAATTTTATGGTTTAGATATTTCAGGAGAAAACGGAACAATAAATTGGGAGAGGCTTGATACATCAGGTCTCTCCTTTGTTATTTTAAGAATCACTGACAAGTACGGAATCGATAAAGAGTTCTATAGAAATTACGATGGAGCAAAAAGTCGTGGTCTTAAGGTAGGTGGATACAAGTATTCTTATGCCGATAATGCTGAATATGCAGAAGAAGAGGCAAAAGGTGTTGTGTCTACCTTATCTGGTAGAAAGCTCGACTTTCCTATTTTTTACGATCTCGAATCAAAAGAGCAGGAAACGTATTCAAGCTATAAGATCGGGACTTTTATCGAAGCCTTTCATAAAGTTATAGATGACGCTGGCTATAAATTTGGAATTTATTCTAATAAAAACTGGTATAACAACATTATTCCGGATTTTGCAAAAGAAAGGTACGAGTTCTGGATAGCTGCTGTTCCATATAAGGATAAAGATGATGGTTCTGTTCAGGAGAGACTTCGTCCGAATTTTGGAGTTGGCTGGCAGTACTCTTGGAATAAGAAACTTGATGGTCATAACGATTCATTCGACGCTGATATTTTCTATAAAGATTATTCAGAAGAAGTGACCGATAAAAAAGAGGTAGAAAAAGTGGGAATTACAGCAAAAGAGATCCTTGACATAGCGAGATCTTACATAGGTTACCGCGAGTCTAACGGATCTCATAAGACAATTATTGATATTTACAACAGCTATAAGCCGCTTGCTCGTGGATACGCTGTTCAGTATACAGATCAGTGGTGTGATACATTTGTGTCTGCTGTGTTCATTAAAGCTGGTGCCGTGTCACTTTTAGGCGGCACTGAATGCGGCGTTGAGGAGCACGTTAAGAAGTTTAAAGCTGCTGGCATCTGGATCGAGGACGGTACCATTACGCCGCTCCCTGGTGACATTATTGTCTTCAACTGGGGTGATAATACTCAGCCGAATGACGGATATTCTGATCACATCGGTCTTGTTGAGACGGTATCAGGCGGCACTATTACTACAATCGAAGGAAACTATAAAGACAGTGTAGGTAGAAGAAGAATAGCGGTTAGTCATGGCAATATTCGTGGATATGCAAGACCTAAGTACGCTGAGGCTACTTCTGCTTCATCTGCTCCGGCTCCTGCTATTCCTGCAGTTGCTCCTATAACTCATAGTACTGTTAGACTTAATTCCTATAATAATGAGGTTAAAGTGCTTCAGCAGTACTTAAACCAGTTCGGATATTCTCTCGAAGTTGATGGGAAGTTTGGTCTTAGGACTTACTCCGCTGTTAGATCGTATCAGAGTAAAAACGGCCTTTCTGTTGATGGAATCGTTGGTCCGCTTACTTGGGCGTCTCTTGAAAAGAACATTAGCAGCGTAAATGTAGGAACTAAGTCAATAACAGAAGTAGCAAAAGATGTGATTGCAGGTAAATACGGTAATATGCCGAATCGCAAAGCAAATCTTGAAGCAGCTGGATATAACTACGACGCTGTTCAGAAGGAAGTAAATAGGCTTCTTAAGTAAATATAATAGGGAGACTTAAAACGATGCTTTTCATTACAGAAAATAGAGAAGGCAGCGAAGTTATCAATATCACAAGAGGCGATGATGCTGTCATAGAATTCCCGATGGAAAACGAATACGAGGAAGAGTATGAGCTAGGCGAAACCGAGTATTTAGTTTTTAGTGTTCGAGTGCTTCCGCGAGAAGATTCGGAGCTGCTTGTAAGTATTGAATCTGTTCCGGGAAGCAATCGGATAGTCTTTTCTCATGATGATACGGCAAGACTTGAGGTTGGACAGTATTCTGCAGAAGTTCAGCTTATGACATCTGACAATAAGAGAATCACTGTCTGGCCTCGTCCGTACGGAAAATTCAAAATAAAGGATACTGCAAATAGAAAGAACTTTATTCTAATGCCGGAGGTGGTGTATAAATGAGCGACAATAACACTCCAGCAATCTATGCAACTCCGCAGGTTAAGACACTTAAAACGTCTAAGATTGGTGTTGGATACTATGTAGTAAATGATTATCTTTTGACCGTAACTGAAGACGAAGGCGGCAATGGATATTTGTTTACTATTAGAAAAGGGAGTCAGGAGCAGACTATTCATTTAACAGAACTTAGCGAAGAAGCTGTAAATGCTGCTATTGAAGAAGGACTTGCATCTGCTAAGGAGTCAGGTGAGTTTGATGGCAACGGAATTTCATCTGCTTCTTTTGATCCTGAGACTAGTGCTATAACTTTATATTTTACAGATGGCTCTAGCTTCACTACGGGATCTATTAAAGGCGATACCGGGGCAGGCATTGAATCTGTCGCAATGAATCCAGACTATACCATCACCTTTACTTCAACTGATGGAAGCAGCTATATAGTTGGTCCAGTTCGAGGCGAAAAAGGAAATGGCATAGAATCTGTAAGACTTAATCCTGACTATACGCTCACGTTTATTGCAACTGACGGCGAAGTATTTACAACCGGTTCTGTCAGAGGTCCTAAGGGCGACACTGGAAACGGAATCAAGAATATTACGTTTAATGACGACTACACGCTCACTTTCACGCTTACGGATGATTCGACTTATACAACAGAGTCTGTTAGAGGCGAAAAAGGAGAAGTAGGAAACGGTATAGCGTCGTCTACAATTAATGAAGACTATACGCTCACTCTTAAATTCACGGATGGCACAAGTTATACCACAATTCCGCTTAGGGGTGCTAAAGGAGATCCTGGAGAAAAGGGCGATCCAGGCGAATCGTTTGGAATTCATATCTGTTCATCTACAGAGTATGATGCCGATACAAGAATTCCAACTGTTCCTTATCCAAAGAGTAACATTCTTTATCTTGTTCCGACTAAGAATGAAGCTGATAATGATCTCTTTGTTGAGTGGGTTTATATTTATGGCGCCTGGGAGATGTTCGGATCTGCTACTATCGACATTCACGATATGGCGACCAAAGAAGACTTAAATCTTAAACTTGATAAGCCAAGTCGCGAAGGTCTTTTCGGTCAGTCCTTAGTTTCTGATGGCGACGGTGGAAGCACTTGGAGTGATCCTATTATCCCCGATTGGACTGCAGCAAATGGCACTGATGGGTATATTAGGAATAAGCCTGATTTAAAAGTTGGAACAGGTAACGATAGTATCACAAATAGGCATTCTGTTGCAAGCGGTGCTAAGGCATTTGCTATTGGCACTAACAATAATGCCAGCGGTGAGAATAGTTTTGCTACTGGCTCTGGCAATACTGTTCGCGGAGCCAATTCCTTTGCTAGTGGAAGTTCTAACAATGCAAGCGGATTGGAATCTCATACGGAAGGCGGAAGAACAACTTCTTCTGGATCTCAGTCGCACGCAGAAGGGTACATGACCACTGCTTCTGGTTCACGATCTCACGCAGAAGGTTACGGAACAGTAGCAAATCATAGATCGCAATCAGTGTCCGGTGAATTTAATGCTGCCGATGCAAGCGCCGCAGCACCAACAGCTCGTGGTAACTATGCCGAAATCGTAGGGAACGGTACTTCAGAAAACGCTAGATCCAATGCGCGTACTCTTGATTGGAATGGTAATGAATGGGTCAAAGGAAAATTCAAAATAGGAGGCGCTTCCTATGATGATCCTAACGCAAAAGAGTTAGCTACAAAAGAATACGTTGATGAAGCTGTTTCAGATATTATTGTTACGACTGACACCAAGATTTCTATAAGTGGCACGCATCTTGTGATAGGAGAATAAACGATGCTTTATATTTCTGAAGACAAAAGAAACAAGACTCAAACTATAAATCTCACAAGAGGGGATGACGCGGTTCTTGAAGTTTCTCTTAAGAACATAAATAGTGAAGACTTTACGCTTGGTAAGTCAGACTATCTGATATTTGACGTAAGAGTTCTCCCAAGAAAAGAGTCGAAATTACTTCTTCATATCGAATCAGCTCCTGGAAGCAACAGGATAGTCTTTCGACATGATGACACAGCGTCTCTTAAGATTGGTGAGTATTCTGCTGAAGTTCAGATGATGACTTCTGACGGTAAGCGTAATACTGTATGGCCGAAACCTCTCGGAGATTACAAGATCAACGAAAAGCTTAATAGAAATAACTTTATTCTAATGCCGGAGGTGGTATACGAATGAGTAATGAAAATCCAGCAGTCTACGGAGAAGTTGGTGTCGGATCTTATGTTGTAAATGATTACGTCCTTACTGTTGAGGAAGCAGATGAGGGTTACATGCTTAACATTAAGAAAGGTTCAGAAGAACAGACTGCCCAGATTCTTATCGGTCCTAGAGGAATTAAAGGAGATAAGGGAGACAAAGGCGATCCTGGAATCATGTCGGCATCTGTTTCTGGAACGGTTCTTTCTATTTATTAATATTTGAACGAGTGAGGTATGATAAATGGCAAAACTTGATCAGATTACCATAAATGGAACTACATATGAAATAGTCCCTGAGATTGCTCCGTTATTTGACAATACTAAAGCGTATACAATTGGCGATTGTGTAATTAAAGATGCTGTGCTTTACAGGTTTACAGCTGCTCATGCTGCAGGGGCTTGGATCGGGACAGACGCAGAAGAGGTTACTGTCGGGAATGAGTTAACTGATTTAAAGACAGACTTAAACACGATTAAGAGCATAACCGACCTTAATTTACTGGTAGGAATTGCGTTTACAAGCGGAAGTTTTATAGATGCGACAAACGGAAATATAAAAGCTTCAACAATTTCCAGCACTTCGGATTTTGTCAATGTTTCGTCATATAAAATGATTAAATACAGGAGGACGAAATACAGTGTTTCAAATCCAGTTGCTGGGGTTGCGTTTTATAACGAATCTAAAAATTATATTTTTGGCGTTGCGGGAGTTGGCGAACAAAACGAAAATGGGTATTTGCCTAACTTTTGCGAATTGATCATCCCGACTGATACCAAATATGTCCGTTTTACCGCTTTTACAGATGCCCAATTGTACGGCGATTTTGAAGCCTACGGTGTTAGTGCTGTTTCCGATGAATTCAAAACACTTAACAATAGTGTTTTAACTCTGACCAATTCTGTGTATACCGAAATGGCATTAGAACCAGAAAACTTTTTTAGGAATACGCTGAATGCGAAAACTGGTATGCGTGAAGATGCAACAAACAGAATTTGCTCAAGGTATATTGCATCAGATAATATTGGATATATCAAGGTAAAAACCGGATACAGATTTTTAATATATGCGTATGACAGAGACTATACATATATTGGTATTTGGAGCGGAAAAAGTTTCGTGAAAGGTAATTTTAGTAGCAATTGGATCACAGCAGGCGTAGATATTAGCAAGCTCCCGCAAAATTACCTTTACAGAATATTGCTTGCGACAACAACGAACGCAGTTTTTGACAAATCATGTTTCGAGTGCGAAAATTTATTATTTACGTTTTCTGGCGTTGATTTTGCGGGCGATCAAATCCCCATTACTTACGATCCTGATTCCACGAACAAGCTGATAAATGCCAGCGGACAAATTTCAAATTATGACGGTTACCATTATACCGATTTGCTCCCAATTGAAAACGATAAATACTATCATTTTGCGTTTACATTTGATTCAAGTACGCAGTACAGTTTTAGAATTCATGGTTACGATCAAAATGGAAATTGGATTGCACAAATCCTGACAGAGGCGGTTAATAAGCCGTATAATGCGTTATTTATAGTTGCTAATGATGTAATAAAATATATCAGGATATCTCTGAAATCGTCTATTTCAAATCCTGTTTTGTATCCTGCAATCAACTTATCCACTGCGGTTCAAAAAGCCGCAAGCAAAGCAAATCTCATTGAGAAACAAACGATAGGCGAATCACTTTATTTTATTAACCTTAATCACAGAGGCTATAGCATTGCGGCTCCGGAAAATACCTTGCCAGCATATGCATTATCGAAAAAAATGGGATTCCGTGCAGTTGAATGTGACCTTGAATGGACTGCTGACAATACGCCTGTTTTATTACATGATGCACAAATTAACCGTACAGCAAGAAACGCAGACGGAACAACGATAGAAAATACGATAAACATTAGTGATATAACATACGAGCAAGTACTAGAATATGATTTCGGCATTTGGAAAGGCGAAAAATACCGAGGGACAAAAATTCCGACACTTTTGGAGTTTGTCCAGCTTTGCAGAAATCTTGGGCTTGAATTTATGCTTGACATCAAGAACGAACTAACAGATGCGCAGATTGAGATCGTCGCAAGTGCCATCAACAGCGTAGGCATGGGCGAACATGCCATGTTTGGCACAGCGTATAGCAGTAATCTGCAACGGCTTGGAGTAAAGTTTCCGAAGGCCCTCCTTGATTATGGCATTGTTCCGACGCATCCAACAGACAGTACTATTAGCGATGCTATAGCAGTATGTAACGGTTTAAAAACCGCAATAAACAAAGTCACTGTATCACACATTTATACAGGACTGACACAAACGCATTACGATATGCTAACAAATGCTGGCATTAGTAGTATAGTATGGCGAAGCACAACCGATTTCACAGAAGCAGAGGTGTTGTCATTCAACAAATCAGTAATTGGAGCGTTTGTAAACGGTATTGATGCCGCAAAGATTATTTATGATAATGCCATGTCGGCATACAACATTTAACTGATTAAAAGTACACATATGACGATTTTGGCAGAAGGGGTATGAAATAGTACCGCGAGACTGGTTGCCATGTAATATTGTTTGTCGTATAAACATTTCGTCACATGCAATTAAAGGACACAGTTTATGATAATTGAAACAAAAATATTGAAAGCTATTTCTGAAACAATGACTTGCGATAAATGCCCTTATCCTTGTATAGCAAAGACAAATAGCAGTCAGGCAAATTGTGTTGCACATTGGGCAGAAGTGTTATCAAAAATCAGTCCAGATGCAGATTGGAAAGAAATTATGTATAAAGTCGCAGGAATGGTTTAAATGGCTTGAAGGATATGCGAGGTAATAAGATAGGGGGCAGCATGGCATATAAATTAACTTCACAGGAGCTTGAATTGTTAATAGAAATACGAAAAGAAACAAAAGCGTCATATCACAGTATAATAGCTGGAATAAAAAAGTGTGGTCTCGACAAAGAAGCTGTTATCAATTATTTACGAGAAATAGCTATTGTCTACGCTTAAATTTATTCCAGAATGAGAACGGGAGGTAAGAGTTGTGCTTATTGGAATCAGTATTCCATGGTACGAAATGTCATGCTCATACGGAACTGCGATTGACATTATACCTAAAAACGTATGGTTCATTGTAACTTAAAGGACACTTTAAACAGGCCATGACTTAAAGTGATCGTGGTAAGAGCGGATCGGTATAAAGAGAATATATAAATGTATGACGAAAAAGAAACTGAAGAATTAGTAAACAAAATGATCGACTATCTTACAAGCCATGAAATCTACAAACTGATGGAACTTGTTACTTCTGCAATCGCAGATAAAGAACAAGCATAACTTGCATATGCGATTTAAAGGACACTTTAAATAAAACAACTTTAATAACTAGCAGTAACATCTAACGGCCACTATAGGCTTATTAAGGTGTTACTGCTTTTTATATTTAAGAAATGCTGCGATGAGTAGGATAGGGGAAGCAAACAATTTAATGCAAATCCTAGGCAGCATTGATAAAAACTTCTCACGTGTATAAATAAGTGAAGATTCGCGGTATTTCTTTTGTAACTTATAGATGCACATTTCTCAGTAGCAAAAGTTAACTGTTTCTTTCAAAATAGGAGGTATTTTTATGTCTCTCGTAAATGAAAACGGCGGTATGGTTATGCCTGTTGGCCCGATGTATGGAAACGGTAATGGCAGTGGTTTCGGTTGGGGCGGAGATGGCTCCTTCTGGATTATCATTCTGTTCCTCTTCGCTATGTTCGGAAACGGATGGGGTGGCTGGGGTAATGGTAACGGATGCGGAGCTGTTCAGGTCAATAACGACATGCAGAGAGGATTTGATCAGCAGGCTATCATGAACTCTCTTAGCGGCATCAACTCATCACTGTCTGCTGCAGAAGTCTCAAGATGCAATAGCCAGGCTAACATCCTTCAGACTTTGAACCAGAATCAGACAGCTGCAAATCAGGCGATGAATTCTCTTGCGATGAGTCTTCAGAATTGCTGCTGCGAAAACAGAGCTGGACTTGCTGACCTTAAGTACACTGTTGCAACAGAAGCATGCAGCGATCGTCAGGCAGTAACCAACGCCCTTTTCGACGTAACTACTGCTAATAATGCTAATACTCAGCAGCTTATGAATACTATCAACAACGGTATTCAGGCTATTCAGGATAAGCTTTGCCAGCAGGAGATCGAGGCTCTTAAGACCCAGAATCAGAATCTGCAGACTCAGCTTAACATGGCTAATCTTGCAGCTTCTCAGGGTAATCAGACTGCTACTATTCAGGCAGGACAGAGAGCTCTTGCAAACGAGATTGAGCAGTATGTGCTTCCGACTCCGAGACCTGCATATGTAGTTCAGAATCCGAATTGTTGCGCTCAGAACAACTTTGGGTGCGGCTGTGGCTGCGGCATGGCGTAAGGAGGGATAACTATGGCAGAATTTACTTATAATCCGGTACAGCTTATAGCTCCTGCTCAGAATGCTATTTTTAATACGACCATTCCGTGCAATAAGGGCTATGTCTTTCACAGAAACGAATCCGGAATTGTAATTCTCCGTGGTATCGTGAACAACGCCTGCTCCTGCTTTGCCAGGTATCAGGTGACGTTTAACGGCAATATCGCACTTCCTGAAGGAGCTGCTGTAGGTCCTATTGCTGTTGCGTTGTCTATTGATGGAGAACCGATTCAGACGAGTAGAGCTATTGTTACACCCGCAGCAGTAGATGAATACTTTAATGTAACGTCTACAGCGTTCATCACAGTCCCGAGAGGCTGCTGCTTCAATGTGGGAGTTGAGAATGTATCAGTAGGCGCTACTGCAGCTGATCCGGCTCCGTCTATTAATCTTCAAAATGCCAACCTTGTTGTTAGCCGCGTAGCATGAAAGGAGTGAGAAAGCCATGAAGGAACTTGAAACTTTGAAAGAGATGTATCTTGACGAGATCAAGAAAATTAACAAAAAGGGCGAACTTACTCCAACTGACGCAGAAGCTGCTAAGAAAGCCCTCGAAGCTATTACCATGATTGATATGATTTGCGACAAAATGGAAGACGATGATATGTATTCCGAAAGATCGTATAGAAGAAATCAGAGTGGCAATAACATGAGTCGTCATTATCCTATGCCTGACATGGGATACGGTTATGGATACGACGACGGAAGATACAGCAGTAGATACTCTAGTCGTAGAGGCAGAGGTTCAAACGGGAGATACGTGTCAAGATCTGGTGATGGCGTTGACAGCATGATCAGAAAGCTTGAAAACATGAAAATGGAAGCCCCTGACGATGAGACCCGTTATGCTATTGATTTAACAATAGAGAAACTTGAAAACTATTAAGTAGCAATTTGCATGGAGATGATGCCAAATGTCTATTCTTGATATTTTTACTGAAATGTCGGCCCATATGCTCGAAGGAGTAATGTTTCATGAGTCTCTTATGAAAGCTTATATGTTTTTAAATCTTCCAGGATATGCTGCTTGTCATGAGTACCACTATCTTTCTGAGACGGCGGGGCACATAAGACTTAATAAGTATGTTAGTAATCACTTAAATAGCCTTATTATGCCAATTCCTGATAGCACTAAACAGGTTATTCCGGCTTCATGGAAGGGATCTAGTAGAAGTGATATTTCGTCTCAGATTAGATTAGAGGCTATAAAGTCTGCTTTTCATGAGTGGCTAGTTTGGGAAGAAGATACTGTAAGGCTTTATGAGAGGCTATACAATGAAGCATTAGAAATAAGCGAAATTCCAGCGTCTGAGTTCATTAAGAGTTATATTTTGGATGCTGAAGAGGAAATAGCTTATGCGAGGAACGATCTTATCAGTAAAGAAGCAATAGACTTTGACATCGTCTCTATTTTCGAGGAACAAAAATTCCTGGAGGGAAAATTCAGGAAAAGAATCCGAAAAATTGGAGACGAGATTAATGAAGATGAGTAATAAAGTCTATGATATTTTAAAGTTTATTGCCCAGATTGTTCTTCCTGCTATTGCTACTTTCTATGTTACGATAGCAGGAATCTGGAATCTCCCACTTGGTGATGAGATTAGCAGAACTGTAATGGCAGTTGATACACTGCTTGGTGCTGTCCTTATGATTTCTACGGCTAGCTATAATAAAGCGACAGTAGTAGAGGAGTCCAAAGAAGAAACTTAAGGCAGAGTAACTTTATATTTCGAAGAGTTTAAGCTAGTGGGCGGTATTTAGGGAATGGATTCTTAAGTATCGCCCATGATTTATTAACCATGTTTATATTTCGCAATGAAAATCCGGATAAGAGAAAGACAATAGATTGTGTAATTAGGGGAGTTTCATTTGTTTTAGATCAGGACTGGGAGACCACGTTTATTCATATTGCTGTTGAGTGCATTAAGTTTCACGATATGCCGGAAGCAAACTATGTATGGAGCGAGTACTTAAAGAGGCGTGGCTTTAAACGTTATCTTATTCCTGATACTTGTCCGTACTGTTATTCTGTGAAAGACTTTTGCCGTGATCATCCGGTTGGAACATATTTACTAGTTATCATAGGCTGGGGAGGATCTGGAGGTCATGTGGTAGCAGTTTGTGACGGAAATTACTATGATATTTGGGATTCAGGAAACGAGGTCCCAACATACTACTGGGTAAAAGAAGAGTAACTTTTAAATTTGTTAATAAAAGGAAAAGCAGGGTTTCCATATGCTTTTCCAAGAGGAGGATTACGATATGGAAGTTCTTGCGTACATGTCTGCGCACTGGGTGGAATGGCTTTTTATGATCATTACAGCTGTGATTGGTTTTGGTTATAGAGCTGTTCTTAAGAAATTGTCTGAAGAAAAAACTAGAAACGAAGCCATTGCTGAAGGGGTGCAGAGTCTATTAAGAGAGAGTATTGTATCTAGTTATAACAAATACAACGAGAAAGGCTATTGTCCGATTTACGCCAAAGAAAGCACAAAGAAAGTTTATGCCGCTTATCACAACCTTGGCGGAAACGACATAGCCACGAGTCTTTATAACAAGATTTTAAATATGGATGAGGAACCAAAGGTAGCGGATGAGAAAGGAGATCAGAAGTAATGCCTTACAACTATGGAAATTATTATGGAAATAACAATGGTTATCAGATGAATAATGCACAGTACGGTTATCAGAATCAGATGCAGCAGCCTCAAATGAGTTATCAGCAACCGCAGCCAATGAACTATCAGCAGCAGGCTTATCAGATGGCACCTCAGGCTCCTCAGGGAAATCAGTCAATCATTTGGGTTCAGGGAGAAGCAGGAGCTAAAGCGTATCCTGTAGCAGCTGGTCAGTCAGTACTTCTCATGGACTCAGAAGACGCGGTTCTTTACGTAAAGTCGACGGATCAGACAGGTAGGCCCCTTCCGATGGAAAGCTACGATCTCGTGAGAAGAGAATCTGTTGTGAATGTTCCTCAGATTTCTCAGAAAGGACAGAACAGTCAGATGGTTGACACAAATGAATTCGTTAAAATGTCAGATCTTGAGACTAAAGTAAGCGAGATGGTATCAAAAGCTGTAAATAAAGCGCTCAACGAGTAAGTGGAGGTGACAAATATTGGGCAATCCGCTTTTTAGTAGGTTTAATCAAAATGGGAGCAATTTTATACCTCAGCATGGCCAGAATTCGATGAATAACATGATGGGTCTTATGCAGAAGTTCAATCAGTTTAAAAACAACTTTCAGGGAGATCCGAGAGAGCAGGTGCAACAGCTCCTTAATTCCGGTCAGATGTCACAGGAGCAGTTTAATAATTTAAGTCAGATGGCGTCTCAGTTTCAGAATATGTTCGGGAGGTGATATTTATGGCTATTGACATTGATACCGAACTTGCCGCGATAATGGACGCCGTTTATGGTGAAGAAGTTAGGGGATCTATTCATGACGCTATTCAAAAGATAGCTGTTGAAGTTGGCGCTACTGATGTAGCTAAATTTAAGGACAGTTTTGCGCCAGTGTATAATAGCACTGATACGTCGGTTATTTATAACGTTGGAGATTATGTATACTATACATCTGGCGCTAATGTAGATCTTTGGAGATGCCAGACTCCAACAACTGGCGGAATTCCTTTTGTAGCAAGCAATTGGGTACGTGTAAGACAGGACCAGAATAACAAAGGTCTTGCTAACGATATTGCTGACCATGCAGAAATTAATCAGTATAGGTTTGATTCGGCTGGCGGGGCATTAATTCTGTCTGGCAAATCCTGCAATGATCTTACAACACCTGGAGTTTGGTTCGTTAATAAAATCCAAGGCGTTTCAACGCTTACTGATTTCCCGATTGATGGTCCTGGATGGATAAGGGTTACTTCTACTAATACTAATAGGCTTGTTCAGTTTGTATATCCGTCAGACGTACAGACTTATCCCTATATATTATACAGGACTAAGAACTCCAGGGTTATCGATGGTTCCTCGGTAATCACGTGGACCAACTGGTGGAAGTTACGTTTTGATTCTTCGGAAGAAAGCTCAAGGAACCAGTTTATAGACGGAGACTATAATATTACTAGGCATACGAACGAAGCCGGAAAAAGTACGTTTGTGTACTGGAGATACATTCCAGCAGAGTACGAGCCTCACGTTGCATACAGTGAAGACTCGGTAGATTATGTTCCTGCGCTTGCTAATCCAGAAGGCGCAACTTGTGCTATAAATGCGAGTAGATTTACCTCAGCTGGTGATTTTTATGGATATTTTCGTGTAAATGGCGAAACGATTCATGCAAACGAGTTAGCGTCGTCTTCAGATAGCAAGCATATTCTGTGCTATAAAAACGGAACTTTATCGCATATGCCTGTTAGTACTACGACTGCTACACTTGATGCAGAAAACTATAATTGGGCATTAATTGGCTTTGAAGCAATTATTATTAACGGTCAGCCAACACAAAGAGCTACTCCAGGTAACACAGCAAGTACTGATTATCATCCTCGCAGTTTTATAGCTCAGAATTACGACGGAAGTTATATTATTGGATGTACCGACGGCAGATCAGGTCGATCGCAAGGATTCAGGCTATCTGATATTTATTCTTTCTTAAATAATACTGGCTACAATGTAAAATTCGCGTATTCACTGGACGGTGGTGGATCTGTGGCTCTTGTTGAAAAAGGCTATCGGGTAAATGATTACATTAATAATGAAAACCGGCCTGTAAAGTCCGTCATATATTTTAAGAAATCAGACGCGTATTATGACAGCGTTCTTAAAGCGGCTACATCTAACATCAACAATCACTACAGATCAAGAATGAACAATTATGAGTATCGTCAGGGTGATGTTTATTCGTATACGAGCGACAGCTCCGTAACAAAACAGGTATCGTTTAGATCGCTTGATACATTTGATGAGCTTGCTTTTTTAAGGCTGCAAGCTGATCGTTTCTTTGTTGGCTTTAATCATGCATTTTCGTCTACCGGTTCAGCGTACAATCTAATTGATATTAATAGAACTCAGTTCGTGTACAACAACGTTGCACGCTTTCTTCCAAAACTTACGAATGCTGGCGCAGAATATACTGATGAAATTCCAAATTTGCCGCAGACAGGCGTAAGCAATGTAAAGATTTCAGGAAGCGATGTTGCAACTAGCCTTGGACTGACTGAAGAAGATTATGGACAGTGTATCTATATTACATTTAGAACCAATGCGAACTATGAAATACTGTTAACCAGAGCTAACATTTGGTACAGATGGGACCGCAAAACTTGGAAACGTGTTCAGTTTGTAACGAGCTAAAAGGAGTACAAACTTTTTAGTGATGAGCATTTGATATTTATTCTTCACAAAAATTACATCATCTATAATAGAACGGATTAGATAGCTGAAGATAGAAAGGAGGAAAGCTGGAGTTACCTTCAGTTATCAGATCGATCATGAGGGGCTGTATTAATTACGGCTCCTCTTTTTTTTCATCTCCTTTAATAGAAAAGGATTCGTGAGACTTTAAAAAGTTGGAACTCCAAGCAAATATTGGAAGTGATGGGAAATGCGCTTTAAAAGAGGATTCGCTCACCACGTATAGCCTGGCGATAAGGGCAACGCCTTTTCTTTTTTTAACATTCAAAATGACAGTAATTTTTGCATCGACTATAACGAAGGAATGAGTCAGGCATGAAGGAATTCGTGTTGTTAAATGGCCTTTGGAGCAGGTAGCGTACCTCCAAAATGTAAGAGCACTGACACTCTGAAATAAACTCACGCGAGTGGTTACTGAATATTCCAGGTTAGAGTACGCTGAATCTTTAAGATTCTAAAGTAGTGGTCCAGCCATTCCTTTATTTTTATTCTAGGGAAACAAAATCTCCATCTCTTTTAATAGAAAGGAGGATTCGAATATGTGTGAATCTAAAGAAAGTCAAAAAGTTATCAGTTATAAGAAGGCTGAGGAAATTTACGCTCAGTTCTTCGAGGGTTATGACAGGATTTCATCGGTTCTTAATAGTCTTCATTTATCAACAGAAGATGATAAGAAGCTTGTTAAATCTGTAGAATCATTCCTTGACGATCTTGATACGTTTATGTATGAAAGTCTTCTTGTGCCAGAGTAACATCTGGCTTTTCTTTTCGCAAAAATTACATCGTCTATAATAGGAAACTATACACTTAAAAAAGGAGGAAAATAATATGAAAACATTAGTTTTGTGTCAAGGCAGACATGAAATGCCGGAAGCAGATGGCGCTATCTTTAGTACCACGATCGATGACCCTACAGATGTGAAGGGACTCTATGATCATGCGGTTTCTGTGTTGGAGAAACTCGATGATCACGAACTTCGCATCTATGTCACGGGAATGACCGTGGCTTTGATTGCAGCTATCAACGCGTGCTTCACACTTGGCATTCGCGTGATTCTGCTGCATTATGACCGCAATACTGGTGATTATTATGGCCAGCGCGTGTGGTTTCCTGAAGAGCTCTATTAACATGGGCTCTTTTCTTTTCATCTCCTTTAATTTTTCGAAGTTTCATGATACAATCAAAATGTCAGTAAAAAGCAATTAAAAGTACTTAAAATTAGACGACTAGTACACTTATAGTACACAGATTGGCTTTAAATGCTTGTATTTAGGGCATTCTATTTTCCTTTCCCTAAATATGTGTACGGCCCCTGGGGTAAAGTCATAGCTTTAGATTTAAGCTGAATGGCGATAACTTAGGGGCCGAAGCATTTATATGGAAGTAAGTAAAAGTAGTACATTAGTACACTACTAGTACACTTATATTTTAATAATTACACCTCCTTTAATGGTACGTTTGAATGTATTAAAGGAGGTTAACTTATGTTATATTTACTTACAGAGTATTATGACAGCGGAGAAATGATGGACGATTGGGACAGTGATACGGTTATCGGAGTTTTTGAAACAAAAGAATTTGCAGAGAAAGAAATTGAGTGCATGATAGAAGAAGGTCGAAAGGGCGTTGATGCTAGAAACGAGAAAATTAAAAAGCATTATTGCCCAGATTGCGACGTTCTAGATCGTAGCACTTGCACAAGATGCTTTGACAAGTTCGAAAAAACCGATATCGGATACGCAATATCTGATGGTTGTCGCACTGCAACAGTAGACTATATTGTAAAAGAAATCGAACTTAACAAGCGTATCAAGTAAAACAAATGGAGCAGTTATTACAGCTGCTCCTTGTTTTTAGCCAAAAATTCCCCGGGGTTAATTTTTCCAATTTCCTTCTGAAGAAAGGCTATATCTCTTTCGGTATAAACTCTTTCTGTCAGGTCTTTTATAGCATGTCCGATCTGAATCTTGATCGCATATTCGTCTACTCCTGATGCTTTTGCCATCGTAACAAACTGCTTTCTTGCATCATGGGGTCTATGTTCTTCATTAAGATTAAGACTATCCAGCATCTTATTAAAATAGTCGTTATAGATCTGATACTGAATAGGTTTTCTGTCCTTCGTGAAAAGATATTCTGATCCAGACATGACAGCTTTATCGTAGTAGTGTCTTATGATAGGTCTTATCACTTCATGTACAGCCGCTACTCTATCTTTTCCAGCAGCTGTTTTAGATCCTCCTGCAATAGTCCATGAAGTCATATCTACTTTATTAAGTCTAAGATTACAAACTTCTCCAGGTCTCCATCCCATAAAGCACTGAACAAGCGTCATATCAGCTGCTAATGATTTATATTTTTCATTCCAAATTGCGGTTAATTCTTCTTTTGAGTACGCGATGTGAGGCTTAGCTGCAGTATCAGATCCGTATCCTGTTTTAATGCCGCGAGCGTAGTTTCTGTCCGTGTATCCGTATTCAACAGCATAATCAAGCATCATAGACAGAGTGTATTTCATATGAGATTTTGTGTTATCAGATGGATAGACTTTTTCTCCGTCTTTAAACTTATATGCATCGTCAAATAGCCTTCTAATTTCAGGCGTACGGATAACTTGTACAGGTCTATTTCCTATTAATTCTTCGCAGTATTTCCACGATGCTTTAATCTGATCCTGCCGTGATTTTGATATTTTCGGCGAGTAGAACAGATACCACTTTTCGTATAGATCAGACATAGTTATGTCATTCTTATAGTCATACGGATTCTGGTTATATTCTATCAGAGCTTTATAGGCTTCATTATACGTCCTAAAGTACGCTTGGGGCTTAAGAAGTTTACCGATCGGATGCCCAGTTTCATCTTTTCCATCTGACACCATCGCTCTAAAAGGTTTTCTTAAATTTCTGCCTTTGATCTCTGTGATTCTACCGAAGCCGTTAGGAAGTCTTATTCTGCCTTGTTTTCGCTTTCTGGGCGCCTGAGGTGATATTTGAACCGGCTCCTTTTGAAGCGTCTGGATCGGATAACCGCAGCTAGGACATGAGATCGCCTTATCTGAAATCTGTTTATTGCATTCTGGACAACTGATTAACATGACAGCCTCCTTATTAGTTTTTAGCAAAAACTTCATTCCTTATTATAGCAGACAAATGATATTTATGAAAGGAGACACGATATGAAAACATTGGATAAGGTTATGCTTGGAGTGTTATCGATTACTGGAGGTTTTGCTGTTGGCGATTCAATTCAAAAAGTAAGAAAGTATTTCCTAACGCGAAAATTAACTAAGCTTAAGAAAGAAGAGCTTAAGCTTATGAAAGGAGTAGTGGAAGAGGTGAGACAATTTGATGGAGTAGATGAATCGTACAGTATGAACGACTTTGTAAACGATTTCGCTGAGGCGACTGAAGGCTGCGATTGGCTTGGTAATCGTGAAGAAATCGTCAAATGGATGAAATATTGTTGCGAGTCTGAAGCAGAGTAACATCTGCTTCTCTTTTTTTTTTTTCGCAAAAATTACATCATCTATAATAGAAAGGAGGTAGACCTGGTAGCAGGCATTGGCCCATCTATGGTCAGTTCTATTATCATCTCTATATCAAATCTAATAGGGCAATGGTACAAGATAGCTAGTTGTATCATTCCCTACGTCTTTTGCAGTTTTTACGTCTCCTATAATGCAACGGTTATTTATATTTAAGGAGGAGAATCTATGAAAAAGAAATTATCTGAAGGCATTGACAAGTTTTTGACTCTGGAGACTTTTGCCATGCTTGGCACAGTACTTGGAGTACTTAGTTTTGCGAGCTTTAAGAGGTTTTATGAGGAGCTCTTTAATTAATAAACACTTGCAAATAATAGCGGCTGGCAATTACTGCAGCTGCTATTATTTTTACATCACCTATAGTAGAAAGGAGGCGATATTATGAAACATATGATATTTGAGGAACTTACAAAATGCTTTGCTGAGGCACTGGCAGAAACAGTTGCCGGCTCAGTAATAGCTTGTGTGTTCCTTATTGTTGTAGGAATAATAAGCGCTATTTGCGACAAGGCTCAGGGTTAACCTGGGCTTTTGTTTTTGCCTCATAAGTTTTTGATAAAACACAAAAATTACATTTCTTATAATAGATACAATTAAAATCTATTTTAAATGGAGGACAAAACCATGAAGAAAACTATTATGATGATCCTTGCAATTTTGTCTGGAGTTGCTATGACGGTAACACTGATCATGATAAATTGCTTTGGCATCATGGCTCTTTACAACACAATGAGCTGTGCTACCCTTGTATTTATTATGTCAGGAGCTTACCTTCTGGGCTTTTCTGACGGCGTAGAGGAAGGAGAACATAGGAGGGATTGGAATAAACCTACGAATTAATTGTAACAAAAGAGGAGCGGTTAGCGTTAAGTGCAGCTGCTTCTCTTTTTCACAAAAATACCATCTCATATAATGGATCAAACAGAAATTTATATTTTCTGAAAGGAGAATGGAACTATGATGAACGATTACTTAGAGAATATGCTAAAAGTGATGTTTGAAACTGGAAATTACGAGAAGCTGTATGTAGTTTACGAATTTACTAAGTACGATGTGACTGGTAAAGACCCATTGACTATGTATAACCATACCGTATACGATGATATTTATGATGTCAAGAGACATGTAAATTCTTATACGAAGCTGATGACTTCTAACAAAGATTATAAATATCTTGGCAATTATACGTATCAGTATCCGTATGATGGAAGTACGAATCAGAGTTACATCGTAATCAGTAAATACGAGAGGGCTGCTTAATGCAGCTTCTCTTTTTTTTAATTTTTGCATCTCCTATAATGTAGAACCAAACTTATATTTCATTAAGAAAGGAGAACTACTATGGGCGGAAAGGAATTAACAATAACGAATTTAGATTTCAAGTTGCATGAACTTCGTAAAGCTGTTGATGAGCTAGCAAATCAGAAGCGGATCGAAAACCGCATAGAGATTGTTAAGCTCATGCACAACGCTGGAGAGATGAGCGATCTGAAGTTTAAAGAAATGCTTGAGTTATTATGGATTGACGATCCTGTTCCAAGGTATCCCAATTGGAAATAGAAATTAGGTCTTTAATTAAGGAGCAGTTACTACAGCTGCTCCTAATTTTTACATCGCCTATAATGCAGAACTGAATTTATATTTTTAAATTGAAAGGAGATACAACATGAGGAAATTAAAAGTTATCAAAGCAAAAATCGGTGCAGGGTATCATAGCATGGTACTTATTACATTAAATGCTTTATATAAAGCTTCTATATTGTCAATCAATGCAGTATGGAAGCCTACTATTAAGCATTTTTTGAAATTACTTGCATACTATGAATTCCTAGTCCGTGAAGGCGAAGCAACTCCAACTAATGAACTTAATCAAAAGTTGTCTGAATTTGATGATTTATTTAAAAGTATAGGACAGTGATGCATTAGGAGCAGTTACTACAGCTGCTCCTAATTTTTCACATCATGCATAATGCAGATGAAACTCTATATTTATCACGAAAGGGGGAAATTCAGCATGAGAAAAAATACGTTTAGTTTTGAGAAAGTTGTTGCTAAAATGAGACTTTACTATCACGCTAACATGCTTGACGTTAATAATGCATTAAATCGATTGCATTTAATGTCAAACGAGAGAAACGCGAAAAGTAATATGAAACATATAATGATTCTCATTAACGATATTTTGCCAAGGCTCGGTGTAACCGAAGAAATGACAAAGGATTATGTTAAAGAGTAATCTGCTCCTAATTTTTCACATTGACAAACGAAAACTAGCCCTATATAATACTCGTGGAACTCTGAGGGAGCGCATGAGCGTACATAGGGCATTCTATAAGTTCTAGCAAAACATATTTTAGAATACTTTCTATCGTGTGTCAAGGACTTTCCTCAGAAAACTTTATTTTTATCGTGAGGAGGACAAAGACATGCTATACGAAACTATTCAGGAATACTGTAATGAAGAAGGCATTACCATCGCAGAATTCGAAAAGCTATGTAAGATCGGAAACGGGACGGTTGGCAAATGGAAGGATGATAAGACCCAGCCGACGATTAAAACTTTATCGAAAATTTCAAAATGGACAGGAATTTCGATAGGGTACTGGCTTCATGTATGACTTATCACATAATCGCTATAAGGAGCTCAAGCATTTCTGTCTTCAGTATCATGAAATGAAGAATAGGATCTCTGAGCTTGACGGAAAAGAAGTTGAAATGATATTTGATCCGACTTCTAAAGTGGCGATTGAAAGGCAAGAATTAATAAGAGCCGTTAAGCTGATCGAGATGACAGCGTACGATCTAGGAAAATTCCCGGGGGATAAAATTCTGAAAATCGTGACGGAAGATAAGACTGTATCCGAAGTCTGCCCCGATGATAGTGATATTTGTAAAATGTATTTAAAGAAGTTCTTTTATCTCCTATCGCTGAGGAAAGGGGTGTAAAAACTTCATCTCCTTTAATGGAACTAAATCTATATTTTAAAGGAGGAAAGACTATGACAATGTATGAACTCTTATCGCAAGCCTCAGTAGGACAAATTGCGGATAAACTGGCAGAGGCAACCATCGTGATGACAGAAACAGGCCTCAGTGTCGATAATCCGATGGCTGAAATTGCTTGGGCATTAGCAGGAAAACTTGACTATGCGTGCCCAGAAGTTTGTAGCTATTCGGAAGGCGAGCACGGCTGTAAATTTGACGGTAGTTATAACACCGTTTGTCCGCATTACGAGGAAAGGAAGGAGAATGTTAAGAAAGCCATATTGGAATGGCTTAACACCGAAATAGCAGATTAAAGTTTCAATTAAGAAGCATCTATTACAGGTGCTTCTTAATTTCTGCATCTCCTATAATGGAACTGTTAAAGATACAGAAAGGAGAATTGTTATGCTGGAAAATAAGTTAACAAGCGTCGGAGGTATTCATTACACAAGGTACATTGAGTCGTGGCGAAACGTTGGCGGTCTCATAGGCTATGATGGCTATTTTGATGAATGGCTTAAGTCAGAGGGGCTTACTGACAAAGAAATACATGACATTCATGAAATCTATGGAATGGGTAAACTTGAACTTGAAAAATCAGCGAAACCTTTCGTTGAAAAACAGCACAAGGAAGAGCTGGAGTGGATAGAAAAGGAACTCGAAAAAATGGAAAACACGAAGAAAAAGAAACCGAAATTATTTGGATTCTTTAGAAAACGATGAACTATCTTTTGAGGGGCTTTTATCAGCTCCTCTTTTCTTTTATATTTTCGCATTGAAGGAGGAAGATCATCATGATGAAAGAAAGAGACAACGAAAAATTCAGAGCTAAACTTTCTATCCTTGTACTTAACGAGAAAGGGCTACTTAATAGATTCATGTCACCGTGGAAAAAGATTAGACTCCAGTCTGAAATGATTATTCATCTTATTCACGACGTAGCAGAGCTTGAAGAAAGAGCTGAAAAACTAGAAAGGAGATGATATTCTATCGGCATAAAGAAATACGGAGGTAACATTATGCCAGACAATTTTAACGCTTTTATGGATGCTCTTGAAGATTTTGAAGAGGAAGGGAGTCGTGGCCATGTTCCTATTTGCTGCGTAACTCCTGGGTGCGACAACGAAATTATGGAATACAATTTGACATGGGGATATTACGAATGCCCAATATGCCATAGAAGAGTTGATCTTGATGAGGCTGAAGATTACCTTCAAAGGGTAGTAAACGGAGAATTTGAGGAAGAATGATATTTAAGACTAAAAGGCTCTACTAGAAATAGCGGGGTCTTTTTTATGCGATGAAAGGAGAAGGGTATGGTTAGAACTACTGATGATCCTGTTAAAGAACTTCATAATCTGTATGGATACGAGCTTTCCGAAGTTAATGAGAAGTTTAAGTTTCATAGATTTCAAAGAGAAGTAGAAGGAGAGACGCATGTAGTGCTTCTTGAAGATCGTCTTGATGACGTAAATGTTAGAGACTATCTTATATTTTCATTTCTAAGAGGCACTGTGAAAAGCTACTTTGACAATCCGGCAGATGAACAGTATCCATTAACCATTGGCGAAATTAATTTGTTTATGGAGTATTTGGAGCATTTAGAGAATGTATGATGCAAAAACTTCATCGCCTTTAATGCAAAGAAACATAAAATGATATTTTTAAGAAGGAGAATGAAAAATGCCGGTATATGTAGTATTTGGAGATGTATGGGAAGATGGCTATGGTATTGATGTTCATTGCTTTGGCGTGTATACATCGCCTGAAAAAGCCAACGAAGTGCTTGAATCTTTAGAAAAGAAAAAGGCATTACGGAATGGCTTTGTTGAGGAGATCATCGCCGACAAGAAAATGAATATTGAAGTAGCCAAGTATATCGAATAACTATTTATACACGGAAGCAGAGTAACATCTGCTTCTTCTTTTAACTTTGAAAAGAATTGCAATTATTTCATCACCTATAATGCAAAGATACCTGTGAACGATATTTTAAAGGAGGACGAAATATGGAAAATATTAAAGTTAAGTCAGAAACTATTAATGGTCTGGTACAGGAATTCAGATTCGAGTTTATGGATTTCGTGTACGCAGGCAATGAGCGGGATGTTGACGAAAAAGATGATATGACATACATCTATGAACTCAACGACATACTCAATGATATTCTGCGTGAGGTAGCTGTAATCGAATCTGAGCGTGACAAAGCAAAGGATCAGGCTTCTAGACTTTATTGTCAATTGCGATAAAGCGGGTATCAAGTAATGAATCAGGGATCTGTGGCAAACGCTTCAGGTCCCTATATTTTTAAGAAAGGAGAATCATATGATAACAATTAAGTTTTGGGTGCTTATTACCATTTTCATCGCAGTATTTATATTTGGCGTTCTTTTCGGAGTGCATGTCTTTGACGAATCAGAAGCATCAGGTTCCATCGTAATAAACACCCTCGAAGAAGATGCGGACAGATATTCAATCGTGATAGAAGATCCGCTCGAAGATTTGCCGAAGAAAAAGGTAGTGGTTTTAAAGGTTAAGGTGATGGAAAAGCAATAATTTCATCTCCTATAGTGACACTATGATATTTGATAGGGTAGTTAAGAAAGGAGAACAAAGGCATGACTGAAGAGTACATTCAGAAGTTAGATGCAGAACTCGAAAAAGAACTTGGATTGATTTCAAATTTGGAACTCGGATCAAAGGAGGCGACTGATGCTATCAAGAATCTTGAGGTATTGTCGTCAATCAGAACAGACATTTATCAGAAGCAGTCTGATGCATATGCTGCTGATTCAAAAATCGAACAGGACGATAAAAGAATCCAGCAGGATGCAGAAAAACTGCAGGCAGATAAAAAGCAGTCGT